GGTGCTCATATTTATTATTCTAGAAACCGTTTCTGGCATATAAAAATATTTATTTTTGGACATAAGTATCAATCACAGGAAATATTTTGGATATAGCGGAGGCAACTTCACGAGCAATTTCCATGTGTTCTTTTTGTGTGCCATTAGCTGAACGAAGTTCAATATAATGGATCCATGAACGAATAGAACCTTGCATATACAGCCGAGAAATTGTATTACCTTCAGGCAATACGGCACGTGCTTGTTCTTTTGCAATACCATTTTCAATGGCCCAATTGTATGCATCCTTTGCAGCACGGATAACTTCACCTTGTTTTGATTCCCACATCATTTGCAACCGTTCATCATCTGAGTCAATGCTGTTCTGACGGTTTTTGAGATCCTGTAGACGTGCTTCACGCATTACAAAAGTGTTTTCCATATCTCTTGGATCGGCATATCGTTGGCTGAATTCTTGAAAGGCAAACGAACGGTGACGTAACATCTGACGTGCAATATCCCGTGTTGTTTCAATTTCCAATGTCGCATTTGCCATTTCAAATGGTGACCAATGAGCATGCTTTGCAAGATAGGATAGCAACTTAGGTGCCGTTTCTTGGTTCAATTGATTACTCGGGTTTGATACTCGAGCACAGTATGCAATCAAATCCTGAACATTATCAAGTCCAATGATTTCACCGTCTACAGGTTGAGTATATCCAATAAGTCTGGTTTTCATTTTAGTTCCTCTATGTTTTACGCCAATCAGCAAATTTTAATTTTGCAGTTAAGCCTCTATATGTGTTTTCTTCGATTACCTTTTCGGCATTTATACCTTCAAGCACCATTTCATTAATGTCTTTACCTGGCAAATTACTTGGCCAAATACAAATGCCAAGACCTGCCTCAATTACCTTTTCCATACGTTTATGTATTTCTTTATTACGTGGTTCAGCATCAAAAACAAACACGGCATTATCAGTGTTCTCAACACCTTTTGTATTACCTTCGGCGCCTGCCATTGCTACAGCATTCTGTAAAAAGAAAGAATCAATTGCACCTTCTGTAATATAATATACATCATTGAAGTCTACTTTGTCAAGGCCAAATATCTTAGGTCGGTCCTCAAACATAATAGTTATATAACGCATTCCGTAATCACTAAACCCACGAGCTGATACACCAAAACATTTACCGTTCTCATCAAGAAAAGGTATGATTAGGCGCGGCTCATCTTTACCAACATTTTCAAACTTGTTTGGTATTACACTATTAATCCATGTTTTAAACTTAGGAGCATAATACAAACGATAATGTTGGTGAGGTGGTATTTGCCGTTGCTGTATATATTTTTTGACTGGGTGGTCGAACTTTAGTTGACTAACCTTTTTAATCTTTGATAATGGGTTAGTCTTATTAAAGGTTGGTGCCTTAGTTTTAAACTGTTCGGTATTATCATCATCCTTAGTAGATTTTGAATGAGTATTCGCAACAAACTTTTCAGCTACATAGTCATTATACAATACTTGATCCTGACCTTTCAAAAAGAATGAAAAGCTTTGGCTTGAAGCACAGTTATGGCAATAGAAGTGAAAGGTATTTTTTGACTCGAGTAACCACCCACGTGATTTTGAACGTGACTTTTGACTGTCTCCGCATATGGGACAACGAAAGTTGATTTTGTAGGGATTGGTGTTGCGTATTCTGAAGTTTTCGAGTCGGCCAGACAACATCTGGGCATACTTCAGCTCGGTAAAGTCAACCATAATATAAAGCTCAATTGTTAATGTATAAATCTATAATATTACAGATCTAAAGGTTTGTCAACCAAATAATTCTGGCCAATTTACTCTTGCTAATAGAACTACTACGACGGCACCAACACCCATCATATAATAACGCCAGTTCTCAAGGTTGTTAATCTTTTTCTGTTGCTCGTTAATACGTTGATGTATCGACCGCTCCATAGAATCAAGTCTATCCAATATTTCTTTATTGGCATTGTGCCGTTTATTTGCGTTATGGTCTGCCAATTTTTGGTGATCCTCTTTACTTGATCTTCGGTATTCTTCAAGGCGGTCACTCAAAACAGTTAAACGTAATTCATCAGTACGCCTTGTGTCTTCACATAATTTTTCAACTTCGGTAAGTTTCTCTTTTGTATACTCTAATACCTCAGACTGAACAGCAACATTTTTGGATAGGTCAACCATCATATCCATTGAGTCTTCAACTCTGGTAAAGAATTTCTGAATCTGTCTGATATCAGATTTAATTAGGGCGATATCTGTTTCCCAGTTGGTATCTTTACTCAACTTTTTATTCCCTTTTTGCCTTTTTTAACGGAGGCTTGTGACTAACTCCGTGGTATGTTTAATCACTCAGAAATAGTATTACGGTATTATTTATTCTTCAAGGCATCCTCATAGTACACAATTATCGCTTTTTGTTCATTAATATAGCGACGCAATTCTGCAATACCTAATGCAAGATTTTCGTATCCTTTTGATGTTACAGCAAAAACAACAACAGATCCTTGTTGAGCTTCAATTTCAGCAATCTTTTCTTCCAAATTTTCTTCGGTGATAACATACCAATCTACAGGCGGAAAATCTACTTTATCCGGTCTGCCTTGAATAGGAATGTTTTGCTGGATGTATTCAGTCGACGTTACTACTGTCGGCTCCACTGTCCTCCCCGAGCACGCTGTCAGGAGTATCATCAACAGCACTAGGAGGAGTAGTTTCATCGGCAATATCACTGATGAGTCTTTCAACAGCATTGTTTACCCTTTCTTCCAAATTTTGCGCGTCAGTTAGCGCTTCCATAGTTAAATCAATTCGCGCAAATTTAGCACGTAAAGTATTCAAATACTCTCGTGATTCATTTAGTTGCGCTGTCAGGTTTTGATTGAGTTTTTCGTTACGTTCTGCATCTGCGGCCATTGTGTCTACAGTATTTTGTAGAGTTTCCGCCGCAGATGCTAATTGAACGTTATTAGTACGAAGTGTTGAAATGGTTGCTTCCGACCATTCATAATATGATTTAGCACCATATCCTACACCACCAATTAAACCACAGACAATAAGTAACAGATATAGTTTTGCCATATGTTAAGAAGACTTACTTGTCGTCTTCGTCCTCGTCGTCTTCATCATCTTCATCTTCGTCGGCATCGTCATCATCTTCATCGTCGTCTTCATCTTTTGCTTCCATTGCTTTTTTGTATTTCTCTGCCAATGCAGCCATAATACGCTCTTCAACTTCAGCTTCAAATGCTTCTTTCAGATCCAATGGCTTTTCAGACATTGCCGCTTCTACAATTTTCTCTAGTGACATTTTGTGTCTCCTTTGTTTAATTCCGTCATTTATTTATTTATTTAAACATCTTTGCTTGTGTAGCAGGACCTACAATACCATCTGCAACCAATCCGTTCATCTTTTGCCATTTTTTAACAGCAGTAAGAGTCCCAAATCCAAAATCGCCATCAGCTCCTACACCAATTGCCTTTTGCATTTTAGCTACATCATCACCTTTCATACCTTTGCGTAGTGTACGCACACCTGCAGCTTTCTCAGGTGCTGCTTTCTTTGGTGCAGGCATTTCACCACCAAGAATGGACAAGGCTGATTCCCAACGACGGTTACGGTCATCTAATCCAATTGTACCACCATTAATCTTTTTTGTCAACCCAACATTGTCGCCATCATCGGCATATTTGTCGAGTTTATTAGTTGCCCAGAACCAGCATGCTGACTCAATAGCACCTTTTGGTGTTGCTACATATTCTGCAGCTTCTTCTGCGGACATACCCACGGACTTTCCAAAAGCCGCGTAATTATTTCTGCCCGTAAGCTGTTTGATACCTCTACCCCTAAATAGCCAGCCATCCCCGGGTTCAGTGTTTCCCAAAGCTCCTCGCTTGGATCTAAACTCGTCTTGATAGACATAGTTTGCGATCTTTTCCTGGTTTCGAGCGTATTCTTTAGCATTTCGTTTTCCTTTTCCGAAATAGCGACCAAACACCGAGTTCAATGCTTTTTCCGAATAGTTAAGGTTTTCAGTTAAACGTGTAAAGTCTGCTGACTCATGAGCACACTGTGCCATAAAGCCTGCAATTCTATTTGGAGTATTAATGTTATATTCATCAAACTTTTCCACTGCCGCATCAAACCACGGTTGTGGATCTTTGTTAGTTGGGATCATAGCGCTAAATTGCTCTATAGTAATCATTGTGGGGTTCTCCTCATCATATCCTTAATCTTTTTCTTTTTCTTTTTGTTATCAATTCCCGACGCATCCATATTAGCAATTGCACCGGTGCTTACTGCATTGGCTGGCATTTCTTCTGTGATTTCAGGTTTTGTATTAACAGATTTTTTGGGATCATTCTGTGACATAGAACCAGACTTGACAACACCAGACTTCTTGATTTTGTTGATAAGTTTTATATTACGCATATTAGTTGGGGCTTCATCCATTGCATCAAGCTTTGCAGCAACGGCCATTTGTTGTCTTTTCTTTTGAGATTTACCTTTGAATTGTGGTGCATCTGATTTCTGAAAATCTTTTACCCACACACCCATATCATCTGATGCTTTAAGTTTTTCATCAAGTTCATCAAAATAACCATTGACATTTTCGGAGAGTATGGTATAATGATTATATCTAATATGAAATAAATGCATTGATTCATCTAATTGTTCATCAGTCCATTCTTCATTTAGTAATGATTCATCGGTAAAATGTTTGTATTCTTTAATTAGAAACAATGCCGCGGCATATGATGCAAACCGAGAACTACCACCAGGTATCTTTGCTAACAACTTTTTAAGGTTAGCAATCATTCTATCAAAAACTCCCCATGCTTTACGTTGAGAACCTTTTGTAAAATCTTTTGATTTGATTAATACTTTACCATCTTTATCAATAATACCTTGCTTATATGCTTCCCACTTATCAAATGGTGTAGCCAAACGGCGGATGAATTGGTAAACTAAAAATAGATCAACGACCATGGGTCAAATTCCTTCGAGTTTTTCTTTAATGCATTTATCAGACACAATACTATCCTTGTGTATAATAATCCCATCATATTCAATAACCGTAGGCATGAAGTTTAAATATTCAACAAACGGTTTTAAATAATCATGGTATTCATAAAGTCTCATAAACAAAATACTCGTTGCTTCTTCACCGAATACGTTATATATGATTATCAGGTGATTCAGAATCAACCTTTCTTTTAAATCTTTATCTTGCCTATATCTGCCAAATAGTTTTCGTAAATAATGAAAACGTTTTAAATCCTCTTCAAACTCTGATACGTCGGAGCATTGTGGATTATCATAATGTTTTGCGGCAAATAACAGAAAGGTTGATTCTGTTAATTTCATATTATATTTTCTTTACTTATGTAGGATCAGCAACGATTGCGTCATCGCCTAGACCTGTCACACCCAAGTCGCCTGCATCAGATGCTGAGACCTTCATTGGTACCAAGCATTCAGCAAAGTGACGACCGTTTGATGTGTGGTACAACCA